GGAAAAACAAAGGTGTTACGTTCTGATTTATATAGGCCCGCTGGGAGCTAAGATCTTTATGGGAAAAGGTTGTCATATCCCAATAAAGATCATAAAAAGCATCTTCTAATCTAGTTGTCCATGCATAACATATTTGTGATCTATCAGTACAATAAAAACGCGACCAAGATTTCAAACGTTCATATCTCATATTGTGGCTACTCTGAATGAATATCACTGGAAAGAATTTGATTAGGTCTTCTCGGAATTTAACAAACACATGTTTGTCAATTCGTTCTTTAAACCACTGTTCTAAATAAATCAAATCATCGGGATGCATTCTTTCAAGTTCATAATCATCTAGGAGCCTTTCAACAAAAGGGACAAGTTCCGATCTCACAACTGATTCAAATGGATATTCTTCATAATCATTAAAATCCGTAATAGTAGTAAGCTCATCAAAATGATTTCTAACGTCTTTCTCAATATGTCTCTTAGGAGACCTAGCGTGCATACTAAATTTATAATACAGACAATCGTTCTTTGGTAGTTCTTCAAAGTTAAGTTTAATGGCTTGTTGACGGCAGAAGGTAAAGATAGTTTCTATATAATTGGAATAAAATAGAGTAAAATCTCCTTCTTCAGCAGGAATAACATGCCATTCGATTGTACCATCCTCTAATTGAATAAAAAATTTGAAATCATTATTGAAAGCTCGAATAAAATCCACAAACAATACAATATTACATTCAATCGCTATACAGGGTAAACCTTCTAATCTTATATATTGATCCTCAACAAGAGGATTTTTTAGATAGAACGTATTTGATCTATTGTATTTTTTGAAATCATCTAATGAATACACGGATTTTGCAAACAAATCAAGGAATATCTTCATAGAGTTTCGTACGTAGCACTCATCCGAGGCACATCTAGCATTTGGCAAGAGATTTGTATTAACAAATCGTGAGCAGTCGATGTCTTCGGTTGAAGCCTGGGAAATAGTATTTCCCAAGTTCTCACACAAATCGTAACGAATGCATATTTGTGAAAACGCGTCTTGTTTAGCCTCTTGCTTTGATATTCCTCTGCCAGTATAAGTAGATCCTGAATCAGTGGCTGTACAGATCCAGATTCTCGATTCAATTTCTCGACAAAACTCAACAGATATGTCTCCAACATTCTTATCTTTTCCTCTAAATTCATTGTACATTCCGACATAATTGATTCTCACAATATTTGGCATATTCCTGCAATAAGACAAATCTAAAAAATTCGTGTCCTCTCCCGTAACAAGAGGAGAACGGACTAAACCATTGACATATTTAGCATGATGTCTACGTTGTTTAGTCCAGGATGGTATCACAACAGAACTAGATGGTAATCCAATATATTTCATCTGCTTACGCAAATCAGACATGATTTGGTCATAAACTTTCTCTTCATGTAATGATGCCTCCAAAACAACTTGCATATACTGTTCCGGAAGTATAGATAATTTATTTTTCTTCACCCAAAATAGAGGGGAAGTGACAGCTGATAGTTTCAATGGAGAAACATAAATTTTTGTTAAGGGACATTTAACAATATCACGTGAGCAAAAATTTAGGTCCGTTTCATTATCTTTACTTTCCGTTAGAGTAAAACCTACTTCATGATAATAACGCTTATAATCTTCAAAATTGATATCCAAATCAGGGTTGAATCGTCTGGCTGTATCATCACCACAGATAGCTAACAAAATATTAGCATCCATGAAATACTTATCAACATCCTCCAGATCAGTTTCAGGGTATTTTTCTTGGATCATACGCAAGAAGGCATAAGCTTCTGTAATCTCTACTGAAACTGAATCTAAAGGATTTGTTATATAATTTCCTGAAGTATTACAAGTTGCGGGATAAATCATTCCGTCGTAAATATGAATTCCAGTTTTAAAGCTCTCAAAGATTGTTCGTATAGCGACTTTATGCGCTTCGGTTGTAACATTAGCACAAAATACATCGCAACAAGCATCAAACATTTCAGATGTAAAACTCTTATCTTGACCTTTTAAATCCGAACAAAAATTTTTCCATTCATCAGGAACTTGTCTGCGCCACCAATGATTTGAAACATACGGATTAGATCCAAATTTAATAGGTGACGTAGAATGGAAATCTCCGAATCCTAGAAGAATCTCAGCAAAAAAGGTTTTTAAAGCCATGTTAA